AACAAAGAATGGAACAAAAACGTAACAATGATTGTGTGATATAACTGCCAGTATATGTGTATTTTACGGAGGTGTATTTCGTTGCTTTGAAACAAAAACGAAACAAAGAATGAAACAAAGAATACCACATTTTTTGTAAATATATCTACTCATAAAAGTAAAAATACCCAGTAAAGAATTATATCTTACTGGGCATTTTTCTTATTTATTTTTTATGGATGTTTTTACCATTCTGAAATATCAAGCAATCCTTACATGATGTAGGATAATTGACAGGTATGAAGTAATGGATTGTGCTATCCTCCTCCTTTATCTCATCCTGTTTGATACGCGCATAATCGGCAATCTTTGCAGTAATATCAATCCACTCCTTTGAAGAAGGTTTTGTAAGTGCTCTTGCTTTCAGGAGGTCAGATAAGATTCTTTCCTTAGACGTTGCCTTTGCGAGGTCATCAGCAGATATATCGTTTCCTTCACCTTCTCCGTTCACTTTTTTAATATCTGCAATGTATCTTTGAACCCCGTCAAGTCCTTCAAGTTTTTGTTGTTCCGCTTTAAGCCGGCTTTTATCCCATGTTTGGCCAGTATTCTGAAAAGCCATATTCCATGCGTCGTTGATACCAATTCCTGCGGCTCTCATTGCGGCATAGCAAAGGTATTCGGCTTTTGCTAAGCCGTAATCCTTTGCCTTGCGCTGTAATGTTTGTGTGAAGAGTATATCGCTCATAATGTGCTACTTTATTTTTAGAGAATCCCAATTGTTTTCACCTAAGAAATTCCGATTTTTGTCCCACGTTTTTCCAGATTTATTGGGTCTGCCTTTTTTACCGCCCTTTGGCTGATTGAGGTCGCTACCACCCTTACCATGATTAATTCGTGCAGCGGCTTCTTCCTGCTCAATATTATTCTCTGTTTGGTTATCCTGTACCTCGAGTTGGGTGAGCAAATCCATCTGTTGCTTCTCTTTTTCTTCCGCAATGATGCGTGCGTACTCATCATTTTTAGGGAAGTCAGGGCAGCGTTCAGACGCTGTCTGCCGTGAAATAAATTTGTTCTGAACAGCAGTAGCCAAATTTGTAATGATTTCTGTCGAGTTACTATGTATGTACGGCAAAATCCATGCGTTAATGGGAAGTTCTGAATATGTAGCGGTTTGATTTTCCTCAAAGCCGATACCAAACTTAACCATTTTTGTAAGCATGTCAACGAACGGCTGCAATAGTTGTGCATCGTTCATGGCAATCTCCAATGCAGGGGAGTAGAGTAATTTGAGCGCGACTCCTGGCAAATCTCCAGACTTTAACTCTGGCGGCTTCACAGTGAATGACAACTCATAGATAAGGTCATACGACTTATCGAGTTGTGTCGCGAAAGCGTTTGAAGCGTCCGTGCCATTAAGGAATCCTGCTTCTGCATCTTTATCGTCCATTGCAACGAGTTTTGCAGCACCATTACTATCGCCAATAACGCTAATATCATCACCTGAACCTTTCATATACATAATAGGGAATGCATACGCTTTGTTGTTCTCGCATAGATGAGAGAAAGCCTCCTCGTAATCCTCAATATTCTTTTGTACGGCATGCCAGCACGGACCGTCTTCATTGCGTATATAAGCAACAGGAAGAAATGGGAATCCATGTGGCTTTTTGGTAATGAGTTCAAATCCGCCAAGGCCGAATATCTTTTTGAGGAATGCAGAAACGCCGCTTTCATTCACACCACGCTTGTAACGATAGATGTTTACGTCATCCCAGACCTCAACGTACTCTGTCTTTTCTATGCCGTCATCGTCATAGTCGTAGTATTTACGTGCAAATAGTTCAAGTTCGCCTGTAATAGAATCGAAATGAGGATAGAGTGTGTCACCATTCAGATAAGATAATGACTTTGCGCCAAACTTGCCGTTATTAAAATATCCTACCACGGCAGCATCGCCTGTAATCATTAGTGAGCGGATAGCTTCAAAGTTTCTTATCTCCATGTTGGAAAGCAACCAACACTTCTTGAATTTGATAAGATTCTTTTGATATTCTTCTTCTTTAGATTTATCCAATGCTCCGTCAGCGATTTCAAACTGAACATCGTTTCCTGTGAGGTGAAGGATATGCTTTGTTGCTATCACCTGTTGAAATGCAAAAGATGTTCGTGTGATAGGTTGCTTGTACCACTTTTTTGTTTCTGGGTCTTGTTTGTAAATGTCCGGGTACTTTGTTTCGTCAAAGATAGCGTGCGCCGATGGATAGTATTCACGCAGAAAGTCCGCTTGCGTCATAACAATTCTATACAAGTGGTCCTCTGGCATAGTTATGTCACCTGCATCGTCCCTTCTTTCCTGTATGTTGTGCGACATATACCCCTTTGGCGTAACTCGCCACCATGGTTTCTTTGTCAGCACCTCTCTGTAGTTCACTGTTAAATCATCCATAATCCTTTTACCTTTTTATGTTTCTTTTTTGTTAGTCTGAATATTTCGATATAGAACCAGCTCTCCCAAAAGTCTGGGGAATGCCCGACGTATCTTTTTGCAAGTTTTTTGGGAAGCAACTTAAATCCCTTATCAGAGCTAGTATCGTCACGTCTAAGCGACTTTCTCTCCTTCATTAGTATTTGCCTAAGTGGGACATTTTTGAAGCCATTACCGCTAAACTTTCTATCCAGCAAAGCAGGCTCAATAGATATTCCTCTTTCCTTTATTTCTGTGTAGAACATAAAGGCGCACTGCGATTTTAAGTCCTTGTATAAATATCTAATACCTTCTTCCTCTTTTCTATCAAGAGCAATTGGCGCAGCTTGGTTGTTAAATGGTACAGCGTTAGGGAAAAACCCCTTGAAGTATTGTCCAATACCTTGCATATCATAGGTAAAATTGCATTCCTCTACTCCCCACTCGCGCAACTTCGATTGTACGACCGACACTATTGTTTTTGAGTCAAGACGCATAACAATCAAATCTTTCGTGTGCCTTCCAATCCAGTGCCACATGACAAAGTTATCACCGCCAGTAAATGCAATGTCGGCTGAGGCTCTATGTACTTCATCATCAAGCTGCATAGAATTATTGAAAATACCCTCCAAATCCTCAATCTTCACCATGTCATCTCCAGCTGCCTTCCAATTCCAGTTAGCTTCAAGGTCACGCATACGCTGCTCCTCGTCCTGTTGTGCAAGGTTAGCAATATACGAAGCGTCTGTACTAATAAGCTTTATGTTCTCAGAAACATCTGCCCGAATAAAAGTTACAGACTTTATAAACATATCGAGCTTTGTGTAACCGAGTTCTTCATAACTATCCTTCCAAAGAGAATCAATAAGTTCTGAACATTGCTCATATACTTCTTCTCTTGTGTTCCCCCAAAAGATAGAATCGGGTGTATCTCCGTCCATAAAGCAATATCGTATCTGGCAATCTCTTTCTGGAATAATATAGCCTTCCTCGTCAACCCACCAATCAATAAACTTTCTGACCCAACTTTCTGGGTCAGGATTACACGTTATCCAAAACCTATTCCTGATGCGAGAAGCGTTACGGTTATTTGTTAAGAGATACTTGAATTTCTTATACTCAATCTGTGTTCCCTCGTCAATAGCAATGTAAGCGTATTGTCGCCCCTGAAATCTATTCTTGAAATCTTGATAAGCACCTGCATAGTATGAGAACTTCAACCAACCTCCGTTTTGGAAATTCCAAGTCATATCATTCTGTGACTTGTTGTATATGCCAAATTGAGAATAAACTTTATAGGAATCTGAGATTATGGAGTCAAGGTCATTTTTTTCTTTACGAAGTATAAGTCCATGGAAGTCTGAATTACGAATATCTTTGAGGGTCTCCATGAGCGCAGAGAACGATTTGCTATTGTGTGTTACAATGAAATCGTCAAGTAGAAATATTGAATCTTCTCCATCTACCGCAATACAACAACAGTCGTGTCTTATAGTGCTTTCGCATGAAACAACTTCAATAAGCTCTTCATCGTCGCATACAGGTAGATATACTTTATAGCCATTTGACAAATAATGAGCAATCTCCTTTGTTATAAAAGCGTGAGTATTGCCGATTATTTCAGAATACCTATTCTCTAACACCACGCACCATACATGGTCATCAGAGCATGTTATCT